AGTCGAATTCAAATAGCTTTCTACATTCGCGTAAAAGAAAGGTCGCTTTGGAATAGTAACAGATCTTACCTTCCTCCACTCTTCGCCTATTTTGAATGTTAGATACTTACCCTTCTTTGGAAATATAGTTGCACCGAATTCATGTGGAGAAGCGAAATACATCTTCCTCGATGGAATACCTATTACAGCGAATGAATCATTCTTTGCAGACTTGAATATCGAACTACTCAATCTACCTGTTCGGGTTTTCAATGTCCCTTTCAATCCACGTTTTGCATATCCTATTGCTTGAGCTGATACCTTTTGTAATATCTTCTTGTTAATAGTCGGCATATACATTTTTAATTCATTGAGAGAAGAAGTTACTTCGTCTATGTCTTTTTTTATATCAAACGAGATCATTATTTTATCATCACAAAGCTATTAAGCAGCGTTAAATACTTGGAGTAGTTAACTGTATTAACAAACGTTCTAGTACCACTATCTCCAAACGACTTACTATTCACTCCAATGTTTCCACCAGATTCCGATAGAAGAAGTGCTGCGATTCGTATACAGGTAAGCATAAGTAGGTTTGGAATGCTGGTATAACCAGCTTTATATACTACATGAACATTTCTTGTTCCGACTGGAAAAACACCTGAATTACAATACAAGAATTCTCCGTCTGAATAATACTCGGAAGGATCTATCGATACTCCCTCTACGGTTATAGACGTTATTTCGGTTATTGGTTTAGCAGATAGTTGAATAGAGTCTATACCGCTTCCATTTAGATACTCATCATAGTCATTTGCTATTGCGGAGTAGCCTATATAATCGTCAATGATACTTGAAGCAGAATCGAGATATACTTGCTTGAGAGCTATAACATCGTCGTCATCTACGAAGTTTCCAGAGAAGGCATCAAAAGCTGTTATATCTGCATAGCTCATTATTTATTCCTATGTCCTCAATAAAAGAAAAGAGTGCGAAGCCGTAGGAGGAGTCCAGCCCCGCACCCATAGAGTGCGATCTATTTGACAGCTGCTGCGCCTTCTTTAATCAGACTATCAGCTATCCTTTTAGGTAGTGTGTAAGATCTACCTACATTTAGTATTCCGTACGCCTTCAATGAGGTTAACTGTTTACATACAACTTCTATAAATGATTCTGGATTATCTAATATTTCTTTTTCAGGTACTTCAATACCTATACTCTTCTTAGCCATCATTCCTCCGAATTAGAATAGTGGAGAGGATTGCTCCCCTCCACATCAGATTAGATCGTTATGAGTTGCCAGCCATTCTTTGCAACAATGGGCTTGCCATTGAAGAACATTGATGCCTGGAAGTAAGTGCTGATGTCACCCTTAACCTTGATAGGCTCGATGTACATTTCACTTGCCATTGCTACAGCGTAGTTGCTCATTGGCATTGCCACAGCAACGATAGAAGAAGCAGTAACCGTAGAAGGAGCAGAACCGCTGAATACAAGAGGAACGCCCATGCAACTTCTCATGCTCATAATCTCCTGCTTGATACCAGAAGTTTCAGCAGTGGTCTCAGCAAGCATAGCTGCTACGAGGGTAGGATTGATTACGATATAAGCGTCGTCTGCATAGTCCTGAACAGTCAGCGCGAGCTTAACAAGATCCACAAGCTTGGGAGTACCAGCTGCGGCGCAAGAGATGTTATTCGTAAGAGCAGAGTCAACGAACATACCAGTCATGATATTTCCAGTGCCTGCACCAGTCAAAGAACCTTCATAAAGAGCTCGTCCGAAAGCGTCGGCGAACATGCTAGGAAGAGAGGCTTCAATAGAAGCACCACTTAAAAGAAGAGCTTCAGCGCTTACAGGAAGAATGCTTACATAAGCCTTGGGAAGAATAGATACTGCGCTAAGAACGCCAGTAGCATCATCAGTCATGGTAGCCGCTTCGTTCTGTCCAGCAGGAGTAGCGAGTCCAGGAGAAAGAATAGGAACGATAGTAGAAGCGTTCGGACCGTAGAAGTACTTATACTTGCTGGTCAGTATTCTCTTCTTTGACAGTTCCTGAACGATTTCAGAAACCACATTGTAAGCGCCAGTACCGTTAACGGTGAAAGCACGCTTCTCAATCATCGCATCCTTGAGGTCGCGGAATGAAGTTGCAGAAACAACGTCCCTCTGCATACCAGGATTTTTGTCCGTATAGGTAGCCTTCTCAGCCGCAAGCGCACGCTTCTCAGCATCGAGAGAATCTTTTAGAGATCTGACTTCAGCAAGAACCTCGTCCTTAACCTGATCAATAGTTTTGTCCATTATAATTACCTTTCCTTTATAATTAGTCGTTAAGCAGTTTTCAGTTCTTTCATGACACTATTCAAAAAGTCCAGAACAGATGTATCGGCTTCAGTGCTTGGAGCGGCTGGAGTGACTACAGGCTCTTGTTTAACTTCCTGTTTAGGCAATAGAGAATTGAGCTGTGTTATAATATCGCTGACAACTTTCGTGTCATCGATTGTTAATTCTTTCTTTGATAGAGTATCTGTTAGCTTGTCGTAATCAATATTTCTATATTCCAATACTGAACGAGTCATTGATTCAGTTTCACCATAAGCAGGGAATGGAACCAAGAAAGATACTTCGCGGAGTTTTACTTCTTCCAGGAATCTAATCTCATGTCCGTTCTCGTATATAGAATGATCTTTTACTACAGAGAAACCGAATGACATTGTAGTTACATATCCACTTCTAACTAGTTCATAAGCATCTTTAGCATATGAAGTTTCAGGAAGCATTACTTCGCAAATCAAACCATCAGCTGAATCGGTTAATACTAAACTTCCATTACGAGTGTTTCCTATAACCTTCTCGCTGCTATGATCAATAAGAGCTAGAACTTGTGCGCCATCAGAAATAGTCTTCTTGAAAGCAGTTGGAGTTATAACTTCTAGAAATCCCATATCGAATGAACGAGAGTTATATGGAATCTTTCCGACTAGTTTTCTAACGCCATCATCTTCGCGTAACTCAATGTTTGTATAGGTGTTTCTCTGTTTAATATCTTTCTTCATCTTGAATCCTTTTTAATTAGTCTACTCTGTAGTTGATGACTGTTCGCTTGCTGCTTTAGGTTCTTCAACATATGTCTTTGCTTTAGAGAAGAAAGCGTCGATGTTTTCTTTAGTCACAGGGAAGTAAGAACTTGGAAGCCAATGTACATCTCCCTCTTCTCCAATAGAATCTAAATCCATTTTATCTCTAGCTTCATTGACTGTTATCAGACCGCTGAATATCTCTTTAGATAAAAACTCAACAGTAGTCTTTATATCTGTCTCAAGAAGGACTTTATAGTTATATGCAAAATACATTGTAGGCTTATCTGATGCGGATAATAGCTTTGCGATTGATTCAGAGATATGATTGCCAAGAGGTTGAATAGTCTCTTGCATAAAGTTAAGCTGTTGCTGTTCTCTACTGTTGTACTTATTCTCTTCTGATATTAAAGACCATGGAACATTGAATCCAAGAGCTATTAACCTTTCTACTTTATCTAGCAATGTTCGTAGTTCAGCTTCACTATTAGATGGCAATTCAATCTTTCCAGCTTCCGTATTCGGAGGTAGGATCATTGTCTTACCAGCATTCTGAGCGCCTGTAACAAACTTGTTAATGAGTGGAACTAATGCCGCATAAGCCTTGTCAGGTTCCATGCTATCGTATTTTCCAATCATCTTTAGAGTCATTCTTGTACCAACACTGTTCCTAAAGAACGTGCTTATATACTGTAGCAGCTCATTATCAAGTTGAATGAGTTCACTGTATACCTTGATAGGGCTTCTTCCTGTCGTTCCGTCATAGCCAAGAGGATAAGGAATATGAAGTATTTCCTTCTCGGAGTATTCTGTTTCGTTTATCTTGTAATACTTTCTGAATCTAGCATCACGATTGACTTTAACTTTCTTTGCATCGATGATTGTGAATCCAACGATATCTTGACCAGATCTATTTATATAAAGATAGGCATTACCGTTTGTTAAGAGCTGTCTAATCAAAGTCGAATAGAATAGAGTCGGAGTCTCTTCTATAGAAGGATTCTTTACTACATCGTACAGAGGATGAAAGTAAGCAGGAGATCTTCCCCCACCCTTTCGTCTAACATATAAAGTCAAAGGTAGTTCACTTATAGTATTTGCAATCTTTGATATACATGCTTGAACTGTTGGATTAGCTTCTAAAGAACTTGTTCCTGTTACGAAGACAGTCTCTGAGGAGCCATTCTGATCTGGCAGTATCCTTCGTTTTTCAAATAGCCTTGTAAATATGCTCATCGACACTATCCTTTTTTAATTAGTCATCGGCGAGAGATTTCGTCGCCTGTGTGACTCAGACATTCTCCGCTTTGTTTCTTCTGAGAGAGGTTTACACATCTTAAGCTTTGATTCTTCTGAATGATGTTTGCCTCTATGAGCTTCAGACATCTTTAACTTTGTCTCTTCTGAGAGAGGTTTACCCCGCCTAGCTTCAGACATTCTCTGCCTTGTTTCTTCTGAGCGATGTAAACCTTTATGAGCTTCGGAAGCCCTCCGTTTGTGTTCTTCTGAGAGAGGTTTACCTTGCCTAGCTTCAGAC